GAAACTTACGGTAAAGTAGATATTAATGTTACTGATGGTACTATATCTTACAGAGAAGATGAGCAAGCTGATAAGGAAGATTAGTATAGGTAAAGATTATAAAAATGATGCCATGCACTATGCCGTTGGGCAAGAAGTGTATGGCGGTCATACTATATGTGATATACTAGAGGAAGAAGACAAATACAGTATTTATATTAGAAAAGGTAACGATGTTTTACCTTGGAAAGACTTTAATAAAAATATGGCTGTATCTGTAGAATATAATTTACAGTATTAATGAAAGCGGTTTACAACTTTGTTGTAACACCTGTAAAATCAAGATACAACAATACAAAAGATATAGACGGTAAAGAGCTGATAGTAAACACTGAAATATTCAACCATCAATATGTTAGCAGAGAAGCTATAGTAAAAGCAATACCAACTGTAGGTGAAACAGATATTAAAGTTGGTGATACTGTAATTGTACATCATAATGTTTTTAGAAGATGGCATAACCAACACGGTATAGAAAAAAACAGTAGAGCTTATATTGATGAAGACACTTATTTAGTACAACCAGATCAAATATTTTTATATAAGCCAAAAGCTATATTTAGTTATCACAATAGAAAGTGGCAAGCAATGAAAGGTTATTGTTTTGTTGCACCTATAAAATCAACAGACAACTTAAGCCCAGACAAAGAGCAACCTTTAATGGGTGTTGTTAAATATACTGACGGTACGGTTAACGAAGGTGATTTAATAGGGTTTAGACCAAGCTCAGAATATGAGTTTATTATAGACGGTAAAAAGTTATATAGACTACTATCAAAATTTATTACAATTAAATATGAATATCAAGGAGACGAAGAAGAATATAATCCAGGCTGGGCAGAAAGCAGTTGATGAATTAATCAAAGTTGCTAAAGAGCCAATTGTAGACTCTGATGATGACATATCTGCTGATAGATTAAAAAATGCTGCTGCTACAAAAAAGCTAGCAATATTTGATGCGTTTGAAATATTAAACAGGATCCAAGAAGAAGAAAATTTATTAGAAGGTAAAGAACCTGAAGATAAAGTAAAAGTATTTAAAGGATTTGCTGAAGGTAGGTCAAAGTAATGTACGAACAAAATTTAGTTAGTGTAGTTGAGCCAGTTAAGATTAATACAATTAAAAGGCTTAATAAAAGTAAAAAATGGGAATATGGATATAATAAAGAACACGATATTGTCGTTATATCAAAAACTGGTAAAATCGGTGAAATACTTGAAATACAAAATTTGCGCATTGCATTGCCAAAAGAGCCAGTGCACGTGTACACCAATGAAGTAAAAAAGTGGCAACAATTTGAATATCCAAAAGAACTAGCAAGACTTAAAAATATATTTGACTGGAGAGCATACCCTGAAGAAAAGAAAGCACAGTGGTATGATTATATAGATGAAGAGTTTAAAAGACGTGAAGAAGGTTTCTGGTTTAATAACAACGGTACACCAACATATATAACAGGTACACATTATATGTACTTACAATGGAGTAAAATAGATGTAGGTGCGCCTGATTTTAGAGAAGCAAATCGACTATTTTTTATATTCTGGGAAGCTTGTAAAGCCGACAAAAGATGTTACGGGATGTGCTACCTTAAAAATCGTAGGTCTGGATTTTCTTTCATGTCTTCAGCAGAAACAGTTAACCAAGCTACATTAGCAAGTGATAGTAGATTTGGTATACTCTCTAAAACAGGTGCAGATGCTAAAAAAATGTTTACAGATAAAGTTGTTCCAATTAGTATTAACTATCCGTTCTTTTTCAAACCGATTCAGGACGGTATGGATAGACCTAAGTCTGAACTTGCTTATAGGGTTCCTGCAAGTAAGTTCACGCGTAAAAAGATTACTGCAAACGAACAGCAGGAAGACTTGGTTGGACTTGATACTACTATTGACTGGAAAAATACAGGTGATAACAGCTATGACGGAGAAAAACTTGCTCTGTTAGTACACGATGAAAGCGGTAAATGGGAAAGACCCGATAATATATTAAATAACTGGAGAGTTACAAAAACATGTTTACGATTAGGTAGTAGGATTATAGGTAAATGTATGATGGGCTCGACATCAAACTCATTAGATAAAGGTGGAGAAAACTTCAAAAGATTATATAGCGCATCCGACGTCACTAAGCGAAACAGAAATGGACAGACAGCGTCTGGTTTATATTCTCTTTTTATCCCAATGGAGTGGAACTACGAAGGATTTATTGATGAGCACGGAAGCCCAGTCTTCAATACTCCGAGTGATGACGTCTTTGACCCCCATGGAGAGTTAATAGATGTAGGTGTAATAGACCACTGGCAAAATGAAGCTGATGGGTTAAAAGGAGATCAAGATGCGTTAAACGAATTTTACCGCCAGTTTCCAAGAACTGAAGAGCATGCGTTTAGAGATGAAACTAAAAATAGTATATTTAACTTAGTTAAAATATACGAGCAAATAGACTACAACGAAGAAATGTCAAGAACACTAGGTATTTCAACAGGTAGTTTTCAGTGGGTTAATGGTGTAAAAGATACAAGCGTTATATTTTATCCAGATCCACAAGGTAGATTTAAAGTAAGTTGGGTACCACCAACTCATATACAAAATAAAATTGTAATAAAAAATGGTATTAAATACCCTGGTAACGAGCACATGGGTGCTTTTGGTTGTGACTCGTATGATATATCAGGAACTGTAGATGGTAAAGGTTCTAAAGGTGCTTTACACGGTTTAACTAAGTTTAGCATGGAAGATGCTCCGGCTAATACATTTTTCTTAGAATATATAGCAAGACCTCAGACCGCAGAAATGTTTTTTGAAGACGTTCTAATGGCTTTAGTATTTTACGGGATGCCTTTACTTGCAGAAAATAACAAACCTCGTTTATTGTATTACTTACGTAGACGTGGTTATAGAGGTTTTAGCATGAATAGACCTGATAAAGTTTGGAACAAATTATCTACAGCTGAAAAAGAAATAGGTGGTATACCAAACTCTAGTGAAGATATAAAACAAGCGCATGCTGCTGCTATTGAAATGTATATACAAAGCCATGTAGGTATGAATGCTGAAGGTCAATTTGGCAATTGTTATTTTAATGAGTTATTAAATGACTGGGCTAAATTTGATATAAACAAAAGAACAAAACATGATGCTTCTATAAGCTCTGGTTTAGCAATAATGGCTTGTAATAGGCATTTATATAGACCAAATGCTATAATAGAAAAACCAAAACTAAATATAAGTATTGCTAAATATTCAAATAATGGTAATATGTCAAAAATAATTAAACAATAAATATGGCTGTAAGAAGTTATTTCCCATCTCAAGTTGTAAGTGACGTTGAAAAAATGAGTTACGACTATGGTTTAAAAGTAGCTAAAGCTATTGAAGCCGAGTGGTTTCACACTGAAAAAGGTAGTAATAGGTATAGAACAAATCATAACAACTATCATAATCTTAGATTATACGCTAGAGGTGAACAATCAATACAAAAATACAAAGATGAATTATCTATTAACGGTGATTTATCTTATTTAAATTTAGACTGGAAACCAGTACCTATTATACCTAAATTTGTAGATATAGTTGTAAATGGTATTGCAGAGAGAACTTACGATATAAAAGCTTATTCACAAGATCCTTATGGAGTAGAACAACGTACTCAATACATGGAGTCTATGTTAAAAGATATTAGATCTTCAGAAATAAATGATTTTGTTCAAGAAACTACAGGTATAAATTTATACGAAAACGACCGTAATATATTACCTGGTTCTGAAGAAGAATTAAAGCTGCATATGCAGTTAACGTATAAGCAAGCTGTGGAATTAGCTGAAGAACAAGCCTTAAACGTTTTATTTGAAGGTAGTAATTATGAATTAATTAAAAAACAGTTTTATTATGATTTAACTGTTTTAGGTATTGGAGCTGTTAAAACTGGGTTTAACACATCTGAAGGTGTTGTTGTTGAATATGTCGATCCTGCAGATTTAGTGTATTCATATACTGAGTCA